TGGAATGACTGGAAATACAATTTCGGTCACATTGTAGACCATCATGTTCTCATTTGACCATTGGTCAATAAGATCATTTAGCATTTCTAAAGCATCTTGAGCCGCTTCAGGAGTTGGAACTTCCCCAGCTTCTAATGCCCCAATGTCTTTTAATGCCCTGCTAATAATGTCGATTGGCTGAGTCATAGTATTCCGTTAAATTTTTACTGTAAAAGTAGGCAAAACCCAAGGCTTTTTTAGTGAAACTGGCTCAATAGCTAATAATTGCTTTTCTAAATTATCCTCAATAATGCACTTTTCATCAATTATTGATTCGTTTTTTATCCAAATAATTACATCTTTTTCAGTAGTTAATTTTTGTAAAAAATGCGTTTTATCCTGAAAAGTCCAATAACCTTCTGTGGTTACTGACTTGTCATCATTAGAGGCCGTAACTCTGTATTTAACTTGCGTTATTACATCGCCTACTTGAATGATGTCCAAGATTTTCCAAGTAAAAATCATCCTGTGTATGTTCCTGATGAATTAAATTGCATAATCGTATTAGAGCCACTAGTAGTAACTGTAGGAGAACCAGTAATTGTCCCTGTGTAGTTTGCTGTAGGAACAGAAATAATAACGACACCTGATCCACCTGATCCACCATAACCACCGCCACCGCCGCCTCTGTTTGCAGTTCCTGATGCGCCACCGCCAGTATTTCCTAGTCCACCTGTACCGCCACCGCCATTACCACCTGAACCGCCAGTACTATTAGTAGCACCACTTGAACCTGATCCACCACCGCCGCCAGCATAAAAAACTGCAACACCTGTAATTGAAGATTGCAGTCCTACACCGCCATTACCACCAGTAGCAGGATTGCCTGGAACTCCACTTGCACCAGTACCGCCAGCACCACCACCACCGCCGCCTGAATACAATGAATCCACGCCATTTCCAGCGTTTCCACCTGCATTACCTTGTCCAGTTGTAGCAGATCCACCAAATTGTGTTGGAGGAGTACCGCCACCAGTTGCTGAAGCACCACCGCCTGAACCGCCACTACCACCAGCATTTGTTCCACCTGCTCCAAATCCACCGCCTATAGAAGTTCCAATTCCAGTAATGCTAGAGTCACTTCCAGCAGTATTAACCGCACCGCCAGCACCAATGGTAACTGTAAATACAGTAGCAGGAATAATGGTAAATACAGAAGATAGATAACCACCTGCACCGCCACCGCCGCCATTTCCTGAACTTCCACCGCCACCGCCAGCTACTATTAAATATGAGCCTGTGTAAGATCCTTGGTTTACTGTTGTAAATCTAACCCAGTTTGTTCCAACATAACCTTCATAAAAACCACCACCATCTGTGTTGTAGCGAATTAATCCAGTTACAGGGCTTCCAGTTCTTTGTAAGGTTGTACCTTTAGGAAGATAAACTTGACCAGTCCCACTAAAAGTGCCAGTTCCTGTGACAGTTAGATTATTAACAGTTAAATTGTTTGATGTATCTGCAATTAACAAAGTTCCATTAGTAGCAGGAACAGTTAAGTTAATTGTGCTTGCAGTATCGGCATTGGTTAAAGTAACTGTGCCGCCTGAAGGAGCTAAAAATACTAATTGGGACATGATTTTTCCTTAAGCTGTGTACGAACCACTAGAATTAAATACTATTATGGTATTTGAGCCGCTTGTAGTAATTGTAGGGCTACCAGTAGTTGTGCCTGAATAATTAGCTGTTGGTACGGAAATAATAATAACTCCTGAACCTCCATTTCCACCACCTGTATAAACTGTACTTGAAGATAAAAGACCTCCACCACCGCCACCACCTAGATTAGTCGTTCCAGCAGTTCCATTTCCAGTTCCACCACCTCCTGTTCCACCGCTTCCTATTCCTGCAATGGCTCTTTGGTCAGCACCGCCTCCACCGCCACCAGCGTAAAAAACAGCAGTTCCAGTTATTGAAGATTGTGAGCCAGTTCCACCATTGCCGCCTGAACTAATACTTCCATTAACTCCAGTAGTTCCTGCGCCACCGCCACCGCCAAAAGACCTTTCTACTCCTACTGCAACATCATAAGCAGCACCACCTGCGTTACCTTGTCCTGATGTGCCAGCACCACCAGCTGCGGCTGAACCTCCACCATTAGTTGCTCCACCACCACCTGAGCCTCCAGCTGCACCTATAATTGTGTTTCCAATAGTTCCACCAAAACCACCGCCAATGGCAGTTAATGTTAAACCTGTTGAATTTGCGCCATTTGTTGCGTTAGTGGTGTTGTTTGATGGCGCACCAGTACCTCCAGCACCAATTACAAAGTTATAACTTGTTCCACCATTTAATGTAAAAGTTCCGCTTAACAAGCCTCCAGCACCACCACCGCCACCGTAAGAACCACCGCCACCACCACCAGCAACAATTAAATAAGATGCTGTATATGTTTGACTAGTAATATTGACCCAAGCAATACCGCTATAAACTTCAGTTTGATTAGTAGTGGTGTTATAACGAATAGCACCAGCGTTAGGACTAACTGGCCTTTGAGCAGTAGTTCCTCTTGGCAAATCTACGCTTTGCGTAGTTGTACCAGCATCAATTCCAGTAGAGCCGTTGATAATAACTGGCATATTAAACCTTAAACTGTAGGTACTTCAACCCAAGCCAATGTTGGCTCATTCCATGTAAATAACTTACCTTCTTCAACAGGCATAGGCGTTGGTGCTTCCCAAGTCCATGTTGGAGCAGAAATAGTCCAGCTTGGGAATGGTTGCGGAGCGTAAAACACATCGTTTGTAGCATCGTATGTGTAACCAATGCCAGCGTAGTTGCCACGCAAAGGAGTACCGCCTTGGGTATGCTGACCACCAATGGTGTTATAGCTAGTTTGAATCCATGCGCCAGGGCTTGAATCAACGAATGTGTCAAAAAATTCTTGTTCAGCAACAATAACTTGCGTTACTTTTCCGTCTACTACTTTTGCAAAATGTCCCATGTAAATCTCCTATTTAAGCTGTGTAAGTACCGCTAGATGTGTAAGTTAGAATTGTATTAGAACCATTGGTTGTTACAGTTGGACTACCTGTGGTTGTACCTGAATAATTAGCCGTTGGTACAGAAATAATTACTACACCTGAACCGCCATTTAAGCCTCCGCTTAAACCACCGCCAGCACCACCGCCTGTATTAACTGTTCCATTTCCTGTATTACCAACACCACCGCCACCTGCGCCTCCAGCACCAGCAAGCAATGAGCCTCCATCTCCAGCACCACCACCGCCTCCAGCATAACGAGTAGCAGTTCCAGTAATAGAAGATAAAGCACCTATTCCACCAGCACCTGACTGATTTCCACCTGAATCTCCATTTACGCCTAATGCGCCAGCACCACCGCCGCCACCTGCGGCAAAACCTGAAACTTGCGCTCCGCTAGATCCTCCAGCAAATCCTTGACCACTTGTACCATTACCGCCTGGCAATACTCCTGCCGTAGATGATCGACCACCGCCACCACCTGAACTTCCTGAAGCGGCATTATTAGTGTTGATGTTTCCACCAAATCCTCCACCTATTGATGTATTGCTAAAGCCTGAAGAACTTGATCCATTAGATGAACCAGTACCACCAGCCCCAATTACAAAAGAGTAAGAGCTTCCACCAGTTAGAGTTGTTGTGCCTGATAGTACGCCACCACCACCGCCGCCACCACCATTTCCACTTCCTCCACCGCCGCCAACTACCAAAAATGAGGCAGAATAAGTTTGGCTTGTTATCGGAATCCAAGCCAATCCGCTATAAATTTCAGTAGAGTTTATTGTCGTGTTGTAGCGAATCATGCCAGCCGCTAATGTAGCTGGTCTTTGTGCAGTTGTTCCAGTAGGTACAGTAAATGCACCTGTAGTGCTAGAAGCATCAATAACGCCTGAATCAGCAGTTAAATCTAGTTTTCCAGTAGTATCAGCAGACACATTAAGGGCTGTTCCGCTAGTTGTACCTGCTCTTATGATAGAAGCCATTATTAAACCTTTGGATATTTGTCTTTAATTGCTTGAATTTGCGCTTTCCATGCGTTTAATCCTTCATGGAATATGGTGTCAAATTGATCTGCAAATGATGGGTATTCTGCGGCTCGGTCATATT